ACGAAAATGTTTTTCTATATTATGTAAATATGGATTGGCAAGATCATTGGTCGGGTGAGACATTGTTCTATGATAAGAACGAGAACCACGATATTATCTTTGGATCGCGATTTGTGCCAGGAAGAATCATTTGGTTTGATGGAGAAATTCCACATACAATCCGGCCGCAATCGAGACTAGGTCCAAAGTATCGTTTTAGTCTGAGTATTTTCTTTGAGAAGTAGATTATGAAAACTTATTATTTTTTGTCTGGACTTCCGCGAAGCGGCAGTTCAATGTTGTCTGCTTTGTTAAATCAAAATCCTACATTTTATAGTGGTCCAAGTTCTCCTGTATGTGGTTCGATCGTCGCACTTGAATCTTCTATAGAAAATAATGACCTGTATAAATCATATCCAAAACCCGCGTATAAAAAAAGCATGTTGCAATCTTCATTATACAATTATTATAATGATGTAAAAGAAGATATTATTTTTGATAAGAATAGAAGTTGGACACACCGACCCGAATATATTTCAAAATATTTTGATATAAAAAATCCAAAGATTATATGTACTGTGCGAAATCTCGACGAAGTGTTAACTTCTTTCATCGCGATGATTTCGCGAAATCAAGACAAGAAATTGAATTTTATTGATAGGTTTCTACAATCCAATAATCTTCCTCTGAATGATTTTACACGTTGTCAGTATATCGCATCAGATGGTCCTCTAGGAAGAGCATATACAGGATTGAAAAATGCTTTGTCGGGCGAATTAAAGGATAACATACTCTTAGTTGAATATTCTGATCTAGTAGAAAATACAGACGCGACTATGAAATCAATCTATAATTTTATAGAACAACCCTATTATCAACATGATTATAAAAATCTATATAATAAACATAGAGAGAAGGATAATAAAGTCTATGGATTGTCTGATATGCATCATGTCAGTTCTAAAATAAAATACTATTGTAGAAAGCCAGCGGATGTTTTGCCTCCACAAGTTATAAGTGATGTGCGGGGTCTTGAGTTCTGGAGACAATAATTTGATTATATAAATAACACCGAGACAAACTAATTACGGAGATATCAAATGGCAGTCCCTGCTACACGTTCTGATTTTAAAGAATACTGCCTGCGATCACTCGGCAAACCTGTCATCGAGATCAACGTTGATGACGATCAAGTCGACGATCGTATTGACCAGGCAATACGTTTCTATTGGGATTATCACTTTGATGGAACCGAAAAAACGTATTATAAACATCAGATAGACGCGAATACGATATCAACGCAGTCGATTACTCTTCCCGAGAATATCATTGGTGTTGTTAAGATATTTGAACTCGGCGATCCTACCTCATCCACTGGTGATCTGTTTAATATAAAGTATCAAATCGCACTCAACGACATGCATACATTGTCTAATATTGGACTTACAAACTATTATGCGACAATGACACATCTTGGACTTGTTCAAGAGATGCTTGTTGGCAAAACTCCGATACGTTATAATCGCCATCGCGACATTTTACACCTCGACAAAACTAAATCTACTATGACTGTTGGGCAGTATTTGTTAGTGGAGGCTTATGAGGTTGTTGATCCTGATGTATACACTGATGTGTGGGCAGATCGTTGGTTACAACATTATACTGCACAACTCATTAAAAGGCAATGGGGTTCAAACCTAACAAAGTTTGAGGGATTACAATTACCGGGCGGCGTGACATTTAATGGCAATAAGATATACGATGATGCCGATACCGAAATTAAGAGATTGGAAGAAGAAATGATTAACAATTATTCCCTCCCTGTTTCTGATATGTTGGGATAATTACATGACAACCAACGTCTTCTTCAATAATTTTCAGAGTTATGCAGAACAAAATCTAATCGAAGATTTGATCATTGAATCAATTAAAATCTACGGTCATGATTTGTATTACTGCCCGAGAACAATTGATGAACAAGATGATATTTTTGGAGAAGTTACCGTTGCCTCCTATAATGATGCATATCTGGTTGAAATGTATATTAAGAATGTTGAGGGGTTTGAGGGTGAAGGTGACTTTCTCTCTAAGTTCAATATTCAGATTCGTGATGAAATTACCTTCACTGTTTCACAGAGAGTATTTTCCAACGAAATAGGCGCGCCAGAAATACAGGTTCGGCCTGAAGAAGGTGACTTGATATTTTTCCCACTTACCGGTAAAGTATATGTTATCAAGATTACTGAACATGAAGCACCTAACTTTTATCAAATGGGTGCCTTACAGTGTTATGATTTGCGTTGCGAATTGTTTGAATATAGTCATGAAGATTTAAATACAGGCGTTCCTGAGATTGACAATTTAGAGAAATTATATTCTGAAAATATTGCCGTGTCAAACGCCGACTCAACATATGCGAACGGTGATATTATTATGGACGCGAACACTGGACGACCAGTTTCCGCACCTGATTACACTACTGATGATCCATTTTCCGAGAATGCTACGTTCCAGTCATCCGGTGCTGATATTATAGACTTCACCGAAACAAATCCTTTCTCAGAAGGGTCTATCTAATATGTTTGGTCAAACTTTCGCACATGGTACACTTCGAAAATATGTCATACTGTTTGGCACATTATTTAACGATGTGTGGATTAATCGCAAAGATTCTGATGGTAATGTTAAGGCATCATTCAAAGTTCCTCTCGCATATGGACCAAAAGAAAAGTTTCTTGCTCGTATTGATGGAGTTGATCAAGACCTCGATCCAATGGATCAGCCATTCGCAATTACATTACCGAGAATGGGATTTGAAATCACCGGGTTTAGTTATGCGCCTGAGAGAAAATTGCCAACAATTCGACGATTTGTAACGACACCATCAGATGCGGATGAAGATCAAAAGAGATACCAGTATAACCCAGTGCCTTATGATATTCAGTTTTCTTTGTCAATTTTTGTAAAGACTGTTGATGATGGTACTCAGATCATAGAACAGATTCTACCGTTTTTTACTCCTGAGTGGACAACGACAGTTCAGTTGATTTCTGATCCAGATATTACTCTTGACATTCCTCTGGTTCTAACAGGCACCTCACAAGATGATGTGTATGAAGGTTCGTTTGAGGAAAGAAAGTCGTTGATCTTTACCTTTGATTACACGATGAAAGGATTCTTCTTTGGACCTACCAAGAAGAGTGAGATCATCAAACTCGCGAATACTCAGTTATATGATGCGACACTGTTTAACGACATTGATGATGCTGTTGGCAACACTGATGTTATATCGAGAATTACAGTCACACCAGGTCAAACAGCAAACGGCGCGGCTACATCAAACGCATCTTTGACTGTTTCTTCCAATAATATCTCTTCTGATGAAAACTTTGGTTATATAGTGGACATAGATGAAACATTCCCAGATGATGGAGCATAATATGTCAGATGATATAATCGGTGAAGTTCTTGATCTTACTCCAATGCCAAAAGAAGAAAACATTCCGACAACTTATGAACCTACTATGTCCTCTAATAGACAGGCAGAAACAGATGTAGCATATGTTCGTAAGAATATGTACGACTTAATAGAGAAGGGTACTAGGTCAATGGATGAGTTATTAACAATTGCTGATCAATCGCAACATCCTAGATCATATGAGGTTCTCTCAGGACTGATTAAAAATATGAGCGAACTGAATAAAGATTTAATTGATCTTCACGACAAGAAAAAGAAACTCTTAAATACTGAACAAGAAAATGTGTCACCCAACACCGTAAATAATAATTTATTTGTTGGGTCTACGAGTGATTTATTAAAAATGATTAATCAAGAGAATGATGTCAGTACCGATTAAAGATATTGAAGAATATAGATCGTATTTGGGTAACACCAATTTAAAAAGACACGGTGTAGATATTTCGTGGACGGAGGATATGATCCGCGAATATGTAACTTGTTCATCTGATCCGATTTATTTTTCAGAAAAATATATTCAAATAGTCCATGTAGATCGTGGTTTAATACCTATTGATCTATATGATTATCAGAGAGATATCATTGAAAAGACAACAAACAACCGAAGAACATGTGTCGTTACAGCGCGGCAGTCTGGTAAAACAACGACTGCTGTATGTCTTATACTTCATTATATTCTTTTCAATAATCATAAACTTGTCGCTCTACTCGCTGATAAAGGAGACTCTGCAAGAGAAATATTGGATCGTATCAAAACAGCTTACGAAGCATTACCAAAATGGTTACAACAAGGAGTCGTGGAATGGAACAAAGGATCAGTAGAGTTTGAAAATGGATCAAAGATCATCGCAACCGCTACTTCCTCTACTGCTATTCGTGGCAAATCCGTATCTTTCCTATACATTGACGAGACAGCTTTCGTTACGAACTGGGATCAATTCTTCGCCGCAGTATTTCCAACAATATCTTCAGGCACAACCACAAAAATATTGCTTACATCTACACCAAACGGATTGAATCATTTTTATAAAACTTGTGAAGGTGCCCGAGAAGGTAAAAATGGATATCAGTTTGTATCTGTAATGTGGTATGATGTTCCTGGTCGCGACGAGAATTGGAAACAAGAAACGCTCGCCGCGCTGGACTTTGACACTGAGAAGTTCGCACAAGAAATGGAGTGTGAATTTCAAGGTAGTAGTGGTACACTTATATCAGGTAATAAACTAAAACAACTTGTGTATCGTGAACCGATTGAAGAAAAGAATGGTCTGTCTATGTTCTATAGACCGGTGATCGATCACAATTACACTATTGTGGTTGATGTTTCTCGCGGTAAAGGATTAGATTATTCGGCATTTCAAGTCATAGACACCACTCAAATGCCTTATATGCAAGTATGTGCATATCGTGACAATATGATTTCTCCGATGGATTATTCTTCAGTAATCCATAGAATAGGTACTTTCTATAATGAAGCACAAATTCTTGTTGAGGTTAATGATATTGGTGAACAAGTCTCCAGTACATTATATGAAGATTTTGAATATGAGAATATGTTATTCACTGAAAATGCCGGCCGCGGCGGGAAACGATTAACTACTGGATTCTCATCAAAGTCTGATAAGGGTGTACGAACAACAAAAACCGTTAAGTCGGTAGGTTGTTCTATACTAAAATTGTTGATTGAACAGAACCAACTGATAATAAATGATTTTGATACGATTAAAGAATTGTCAACATTCAGTAAAAAAGGTGTAGGATGGGAAGCCGAATCTGGATGTCATGATGATCTTGTGATGGGACTTGTACTCTTTGCTTGGGTATCTAATCAGAAATTCTTTAAAGAATTAACTGATATAAATACTATTAGTCAGTTACGAGAAATGAATGATGAACAACTGATGAATGAATTAACTCCTTTCGGAATCATTGATGACGGGCAGGATCACTTTGAAGATAACCCTCCCATGGCGGTAAAAGGTAATGCATTTCTTTTTGCCGACGATGAACTATGAGAAATATCAAATCTTATAAATAAAAAATAGAAGAAAAACTTAAAGCACAATAATTTAAAATGCTATAATTGAAAACCAATAAAGGGAGAAAACACTATGCCTTTTCAACTTAGTCCGGGCGTAAATGTCACCGAAGTAGATTTGACTACTGTAATTCCAGCAGTATCTACTACTGAAGCAGCAATCGGTGGTGTTTTTCGTTGGGGACCAGTAGACAAACCACTACTGATTCAAAACGAAGATCAGTTAGTTGACCGATTCGGTAAACCGACTAACGCAAACTACGAAACATTTTTTAGCGCCGCAAACTTCTTGGCATATGCTGATGCCTTATATGTAAGTCGCGCACATCACTCAACTGGTAATACTTTTTCATTCAGTGGAGCCACAACAACAGCAGCTAATGCCACTGTAACTGTTAGTAACACAACCGGCATCGCTGTTGGAGATGCTGTATTTGGTCCAGGTATACCAGCTGACGCAACCGTCGCATCGGTTACTAGTAATACCGCGTTTGAACTGTCTGTAGCTGCTACTGCAAACAGTGTTGCCGCAGCGGACATTCAAGTCTTTGATGCCAACTATTCATTCAATGCGATTGCAAATACCAATATTGCAAACCTAGCCTCTCAAATCACAAAGAATGATGAGGACTATATTACCGCGGAAGGCAACTATGATTCAGATGTTCAATTTGTAGCAAAGTATCCTGGAGAACTCGGTAACTCTCTGCGTATCTCAGTATGTGACAGTGCCGCTGCCTTTAGTAGCAACACCAATCTATTGACTGTACAGTCTGCTAATACCAGCGGAAACACTGCTGATCACGTTGAAACAGCGAATATCGCTTTCACAATTGGTTCCAACACTGCTACAATTTCTGTCGGTGCGACGGCAAATGGTGATGCGAACTCAAGTTCAGGCGCGCTTACAACAATAATCGGAACTTTAGCTGTAAATGACTTAGTTCGAGCAGGCAATAGTTCTGTAGGTGAACAGGACTTAGTGATCACCTCAATCGGTGTTATCAATAAAACAGTGGTCGAGGAATCAGAAAACGGCGAAGCAACTGTTGTTATCAACTTCAGCGATCGATTTGTTCTGAGTTCTGACTTCTCAGATACAACTCTACGAAGACTCTGGGGCGGTGCTGGTCTTGTGAATAAAGCACCCAAGCAATCACCCTATCAACTAGCAAACGGTAACACTGCCGCTCAAGATGAGATGCACGTTATTGTTTATGATGAAGATGGTAAGATTTCAGGTATACCTGGCACTGCTCTTGAAGTGTATGAGGGACTATCTCGCGCAACTGACGCGAAAACTCTTGATGGTGGAAATAACTACTATAAAGATGTCTTGAATACAACTTCAGAATATGTTTGGTACGGGCACGACATATCTGGCGCTGCTTCTGCAACCTCTGATAACTTAGCGTCCTCCACTAACACTGCACCCTATAGTAAGTCATTTGTTGGCGGTCGTGATACCAAAAACGAAACCAACATTGCGGTTGGAGATGTTATTAATGCATATGACCATTATAAGTCAGCAGAAGATATCGATATCTCTCTACTCATCACCGGCAAATCTCGTGGTGGTTCTGTAGGACAACAACTTGCCAACTATCTGATAGATAACATTGCTGAAACGCGAAAAGACTGTCTTGTATTCTGTTCGCCCGATCGTGCTGATGTTGTCAACCAGACTTATGGTGACACCGAGCAACAGGTCCTTGCTTTCAGAGATGCACTTCGATCAACTTCTTATGGTGTGCTTGATTCTGCATACAAGTATCAATATGACAA